TGGAAGATCACATGTATTTAAATCCGCTGTCAAAAACACGGAATGTTCCAAAACAGGCCGAGGAAAAGAAACCAGAATCGAAATTCGGAAAATTCGGAGGGGTTGATTCCGTGAAATTCGGAGGATAACCGGACATGGACAGAGTTACAAATCATGCACACAACGTATTGATAGGACTAATCAGCACCGGACATACCGAAACACTGGCATGCAAACGGCATTTAAACGACATGGAACGGTCGAAAACAGACGATTATCCATATCGTTTTGACGTTGACAAAGCAAACATACTGATAGGTTTTGCAGAATCACTCACCATAGCGGAGGGCGAAGAACCAAAACCGCTGATATGTTTTTCATTCCAAGCGTTTATATTTGGTTGCTGGCATGGATGGGTTCATAAAAAAACAGGAGCAAGACGATTTCGAACATCGTATATACAAGTCGCAAGGCAAAATGGTAAGTCAATCGGCAATGCGGTACCAGCGCTATACTACGGTAATTTTGACGGGTATCAGTATCCACAGATTTATTGTACTGCAACAAAAGAACTGCAAGCACGAATTGTTATAAAGGAATGCTATAAATTCATAAACTCGGAGCCTGAACTGTCCGGAAACAAACTGGAAAAAGGACTGTTTACAATCCGTGATTATAAATCCGAAATTGACTGTAACATAACAAAAGGAACGATCAAGGCACTAGGACGCGACACAGAAACAATTGATGGATTCCGTCCATATTTCGGATCGGTCGATGAGTACCACAAGCACAAGACAAATCAGATTTACAAGTTATTGACTGGAGGTACAAAAAAACTAAAACAATGCCTGATATCCGCAATCACTACGGCGGGATTTGATTTAAACAGTCCGTGTTACGAACTGTACAAATATTGCAAATCAGTCCTTGCCGGAACCGTCATCGATGAAACACAGTTTGTATATATCTGCGAACTGGACAAGGGCGATGACATATGGGACGAATCAAACTGGATAAAAGCGAACCCGTTATGGACAGATGAAACACTGGAAAACCTACGAGCCGATGCGGTAAAGGCACATGAATCAGGCGGAGCGGAATTACGGGATTTCATGACAAAATCACTGAACATGTGGGTACAGTTGACAGACGATGAATATTTAAACCAGGAACACTGGGCGGAATGTGCATGTGATGATACGCTAGAAGATATGCGAGGTCGTGAATGTATCCTTGGTTTGGACTTATCATCCGGTGGAGATTTGACAAGCGGATGTCTGGAATTTAAAATCGATGTCGACAACGAACGGAAATATTTCATCGATTCGCATTCATTCATTCCATCAATGAGAATTGCTGAACACATTAAAATGGACAACGCACCGTATGACATGTGGGTGCGTGACGGACAGGTGACAGTGACTGAAACGCTTGGAGGGGTAAAGACGGATTACAAATACATACTGGAATACTATAAAAACATAATAAAACAGTATGAATTGAAACTTGTCGGAATCGGATTTGACCCGCATAACGCAGACGCATTTTTAAACGATTTAGAGGAATTCGGCGTTGACTGCACGGAAATAAGGCAGTCATGTGCAAGTCTGAATGATGCAACAATGGATTTTAAGCTTGAAGTCGATGCGCATAATGTACGATACAACCGCAAAAATACGATGCTGACATGGTCGTTTGTAAATGCAAATGTTGTCAGAAACAGTTTTAAGGAAATTAAAATAGACAAGGATAAAAACTCGAAAAGAATAGACCCGTGCGATGCAGTTATTGATGCACACAAACTGTCAATGTCCGGAGCAAAGCCAAAAAAATCAGTTTACGAGGAGCGAGGAATGCGGTCGCTATGAAACGTGGAGGTAACAATGGAAAAGAAACGAAATTTTATACAGCGGTTTGCTGCGAACGTAATTAAAAACGAGATGGACGAAGCAATGAAACAGTTTGTAACGGGAGAAGATACAGACGAAGTATCGAAAGGCGTGATAAACGTTTCCGGCAACAACGCAATGAAGTACTCCGCAGTGTTTGCGTGCGTTCGCGTTCTGTCGGAAACAATGGCATCCATGCCGATGATTCTGTACAAGAAAAACAATGACGGAGGCAGAGAGGCGGTAACGGATTTACCGATTTACGATGTGTTCCACAATAAACCGAACGATGAAATGTCAGCTTATAATTTCAAAGAAACCTGCATGGTTAATTTAAACCTTGGCGGCAATGCTGTCTGTGAAAAGATTTTTAACTCCACTGGTGATATTATCGGCCTTTATCCGTATCCGTATCAGTACGTTAAAATCGAACGCAACAAAACAAGCCGAAAACTGGAATATAAAATTAAAATGCCCGGAACAGAAGAACGCATACTGACCCGTGACAAGGTATTCCATATTCCAGGATTGAGCTTTGACGGAATCGTCGGAATGTCGCCAATTGAATATTCCACCAAAGCAATCAGGCTTGGCATGAGTTACGAAGAATTTGGCAATAAATTCTATGAAAACGGAGCAAATCCATCCGGATCGTTTCAATTTCCGAATGTTTTATCAGACGCGGCGTTTGAACGGTTAAAAAAAGATTTAAACAAAAGCTATTCCGGACTGAAAAATACAGGAAAACCGATGTTGTTGGAAGAGGGCGGAAAATTCGAACCGTTCACAATGAAGCCGATTGACGCGCAGATGATTGAATCAAAGTATTTCCAGTTAGAGGATATCGCAAGAATATACCGTGTTCCACAGCACATGATCAATAAAATGGACAAGGCAACGTTCAGCAATATTGAACATCAGTCCTTGGAGTTTGTAATGTATTCCATGATGCCATGGTTTAAGCGGTGGGAGGAGAATGCAAACACTCAAACACTTACAGACGAGCAAAGAAAAGCTGGTTATTTCTGGGAGATTAAAGTCGATGCACTGCTTAGAGGCGATTCGAAATCACGAAACGAGGCATATGCCATAGCGCGCAACGGTGGATGGAAATCAGTAAATGACATCAGACGGCTTGAAAATGACCCGCCTATTGAAAACGGAGATATTTATTTACAACCATTAAATTACACAGAGGCAGGAACAGACGATTCTAAAGATATACCGGACGATACGGACGATACAGACAACACAGATACAGCCAATGCACTACATGGCGATGCGGTTACAAAGCGCCTTAAACCATAACTATTGAAAGAAAGGAGCAAAGACGATGAAAATTGACATAAAGGGCCCTATTATTTCAGACGATGACCAGTTTATTTACGATTACTTTGGAATTTCTGCAACAAGTCCGAAATACGTAACAAAGCAAATCGATGATGCAAAAGGCGAAGATTTGGAGATAGAAATAAACTCAGGTGGCGGCGATGTGTATGCGGGAAACGAAATTTACACAGCTATTAAGTCGTATAAGGGCAATTCGGTATCACGCATTGTCGGAATTGCGGCATCTGCTGCAAGCTACATTGCAATTGCCGCTAAAAAAGTTACAATGTCACCCGTTGCGCAGTTCATGATTCATAATGTTTCGTCCGTAACATGGGGTGATAACCGTGACATGGCGCACGAATCGACCGTTTTAAAATCACACGATGAATCAATTGCGAATGCGTACATGCTGAAAACTGGAAAATCACGGAAAGAACTGCTCGACATGATGGGAAATGAAACATTTCTGAACGCAAAGGATGCACTCAAAGAAAAATTTATCGACGAAATTATGTTTGACGATAAAAAACAACTTGTCGCATCCATCAAGGGCGAAATTTTACCACCCGAAGTAATCGAAAAGACACGGATAATTTTAAACCAGAAAAAAATCGATGAACAGACAGCCAATGAATCCAAAGTTGACCAGAGCGAACAAACTAATTCGAATCCCGAAGTATTAACGGATTTGAATGATGAAAAATCGCTTGAATCATACAACAAAAAAATTATTAGCAACGAAAGGCGGAAAAACCAATGAAAGCAAAACTAAAAGAGAAAATCAATGCACAGACTGCAATTTTAAACCTCGCAGTCACAGAAAAAAGAGCCATGAACGAGGACGAACAGTCAAGATTTGACGCACTTGAAACTGAAATCAGGGCACTCGAAAACACCATCGCGGCACAGGAAACCTCAGAAAAGCGCGCAAAAACACCAGTCAACGAGCCATTGTTTGCACAACCTGCCAACAACGAACCAATCAAAGTGTTCAAGAACTTCGGTGAACAACTGAAAGCCATTAAAGATGTTCAAACTGGCGGACGCAGAGATGAAAGACTGGACTATCTGAACAAGGAGTA